AGCTCTGTTCTCTTGTCAGCCAAGTTTACTGTCGGCGCTATTCTGATTGCCGCAGCATATTCTAAGATCTCCTGCCACTCATCAGCCATCATAATCTGTTGTGCCGCAAAAGCTGCGGCTGCAGCAGTATCAGTAGGTGCGATTACAATTTGTGTAAGTGGATGCTGTGTTTGATAGCGCATATAACAATTATATGCGTTATCAGGCATCGAAGCAAGATAAATTAGATTGTTATTCCTAGTCCAATACATCGGCAACCCAGGAATGTTCAACAAAACTTCAATCGAATCAGGACTACGAAATTTCAAATCATAGCCAGCGTTAGTCGCAAGATTCGAGAGCGAGGGCACTGAGTAAGGATTATTGAAAATAAAAAACGAATTGACCTTATTTACATCCAGCGGTGCTTCCGCTGTCTGCAAAAAGAAACTTGCTGCATAGTTATTCTGATACGCTACTAAACTCACAATCGGACCAGTGTCTTCCAACAGAGGATGTTTATAATCCGTTGTCAGCTCCAGTACTGACTTTCTGATAGCTTCCATCATTACGGTAGTGGCGACGGATCGGTTCATCAGAAGTCCAGTAACTCCCGCGGCACAATCACTAGCAAGAAAACTCATGCAGACTCCTAGAACACGTAGATTGTAGCATTTGCTGTTGGGTCAGATGGTAAAAGTGTAATGTTGTTTTCATCCGGTGCTACAGGTTGACAGTGTGTAAGTTGTTTGTCAGAACTTACAATATGACAACCTATTGGCTGCCGCAGCAGTCCGTGGTTGATAACCAGATTACCAGAGCTGGGCCATGTATTAGCATTGCCAGTGCTGCCAGTAGCGCCAATTCGAATAAGAACACCAGAGCCATTTCCTTTTTGAAATTCATTATACTGTCCTGTCGAGTCCTTTGAAGTTGGAGTTCCCATGTCTACATTACCAGTAAGAACTTGATGCACAGATTGTAGCACTTGTCTGTGCTGCTCTGGTAATGTGTGTGCAAACGTGTTAGGGTCTTTTGGTAACATTACACTGGCCTCTGTCTTGGATCAAAGGAACCAAAAATAGCTTGTTTTGTGAGCCGAACTAATGCTGTACCCGTATCCGGCAATGCCGCTATGGAAATCTGAAGTTGCGGAGAATGCTCTGTGACAGCTCCAGAGGATGTGACTGAATCAGGGAATACCTGCGTTCCTACTGGTAAAGCACTCAAAGAATCAAACTCGGTCGGAGTTAGCGACTGAGCGCTAAACACATTACCGTTAAGATTGTAAAGCATAGCAACATTCTCCGAAACTTGAGCACTGATCGCAGAGTATATTCCATCCACAGTTATATCACGTCCAAAAGCAACTTCCTCAGATGGAAAAGTCACGCTTGGAGGTAAAGAAAGAGATAACGCATTTGGCACTCCCTCAGATAGTTCGTAGAATTGGTATACCTGAGGAGATAGTTCTACCACTATAATCGGCGAGCACTGATTGAACAAGTTAGAACTTGCCGTAGTATTCGAGGAGGCAAACACTCCAAGAGCAAGAGAGTAGAGATCAGCCGCTAGGACAGCTAATGTTATCGTCTGCCAAGTAGCGTTTGACGGATTATAAATGTAAATCACGTTACCAACGGCGAGTAAAAAGAGTACAGTCTCAGAGTTAATCATTACAGCGCAGGCAGCATTACCAAAAAACCTAAAAGGATTATTACTCAAAGCATTAAAAAGCGCCGTCTTAATCTTAGCACCCACGGCTGTAATCCCATTTGCGATTTGATAAACGTCTGAGTTACCTACATACAAACCCGACTGGTCATACTGAGCGAGTAATGCTGTAACTTGAGCTCCTTCTCCTTCATCACCGAGTCCAATGTGATCAAAGTTAAATGGAGAAGTCGCATTTCCTGTGGCAGTTGCATAACTTATACCTTGAGAACGAATAATAAAAGCTGTAGCATTGGTTACAATAAGTCCGGTGAGGTAGTCTCCAATATCTGCAAGTTGAGCAAAGCCAGCTCCTGTGACATTTCCATCAAGTCCAAGCGGTGCCCAAGTATCTAAGTCATTCGTAGCACTCCACGCGAAGATCATGTCAACAGAGGCTATAACTGTTCCCGGTGCTGGAATAAGGCCGAGACCAATAAGTGAGCCGGCAAACTTCCTTAGTACCCGAACACCTTGTAGAGTTGTCGAGGTAGCAAACGCTCCAGGACCACCGTATTTGATAATCGCAGGTCCGATATTACCGATATAGAGTGTGCCTCCCACAGAAGCGATGGATGCTTTATTTGGAAGTACGGTAGAAAGCACCGTACCGCTACCAGCACCATCGCTGCCGCCTGTAAGATATGTAAGTGATCTACAAGAGAAGTAGTAATATGAAGCGTCAGAACCAGTGATTACAGAAAGATCTTGAACTGTAATACTGTTACCAATCGTACCTGCTATTATGGCAGTAAGGGTTAGAGAACTTGCACTGATATTGACTGTCGCAGTCACATTCTGATCTTGCGGATAGGTAGACAGACCATTTATATCTGCTGCCATCGCATCAAGAATAATTACAGGACTCGATGTTAATGTATTTAGCGGCACTGGTCTTAACAAAGCATAAACATTCGTTTGAAAACCTACGACAGTAGAACCAGGCACGTTTGTAGTATTCAAACAACCAAAACCATCTGAAGCTAAGCCAGAATCTATTATCTGCACTCCTGTGATTGAGCCACCAGCTCCTACTGCTGTTATCAGAACTTTTGCAGTTCCTTGTTTAACAGCTACAGGAGGATTTGAAATGAATTCCAGTACATTAAGATCAGCTCCGTTAACCTGACTTGCCGTGGCCGCTGTATAACACTCATCAAGATAATACGCCTGTCCGACAGAATAGTTAACTCCTCCTATATTTGGATAAGAAGAAGAGGTATTATTATCTACTACGATTTTTGCAAGCGTTCCTGTTATTGAAGTGTAACTCCAACCTGAAGTCTCTTGAAAGACTCCACCGCTATCGTAAGCCATTCCGCCAATTATTGCGCCTGAACCTGGAAGTGTTGGAGTTACTGGAGTAGCTCCATTACTCTGCACTGTGTATGTACTGCTACCTCCAGGACCTTCGATCTGCAGAACTACATCACTTGGTTGTGCAAATGCAAGAGTCGCCGTGCCAAGAGAATATCCCCAGCCAGCTGTAGAAATCACATTAGATGTGATTGCTGCATGATTACTAGTACTGTCACTAGCCGCTGTATAAGTAGCGGTATAAGAATCTGGAACAATTGAAACTGTAAGAATTGCACCTGTAAGAGGATTTACAGTTTCTACGACAACTTGCGCCGTGATATTTGCTGGATCAGTTCCTTGCACTACCCAATACGTATCACCTACTACATAATTAGTTCCACCGTTACCCGGAGAAATAGTGACCGTACTAAGAATGCCATCTAAGTAAAAATAAGATCCCTCATACACACCTTCATAACCCACGGAAGTGACGGCTGCAATAGTAACTGTCGCTCCAGTACCTAGACCACCGCCAGTGATTGTCTGTAGGTCAACTGTCACAGAAGCTTTTGTAGCAGGTGTAGCACTATTAAAAAGGGTGTAATTCAACGTATCATTCCAATACGTCGCTGGATTCCCAGGAACCCATGCAGTCATGTAAAAAGTATAATCTACTCCTGTAGGCGGACCACTCACGTTTGAGGCTTTGTAACCAAGAGCATAATTCAAAGTTCCATACTTAGGCGTGTAGAAATTTCCAAACCCAATCAGTATTACACCTACCGTCCCATTCCAAAGAGTAGGAATAGCCACCGGATTTAACGAGGCTGCAACTAGCTGATTATCAACAACTATAAACCCATCACAGTTTGTAAAACACGCTGGATCAATATAAGCTGGCGGCGCAGACGTATCCACGCCGCCAAAGGGAGCTTCTTTTCCACCGTAGGTAATTTCAAGCCCGATATTACCATTCGATAGTTCTGTTGTCTTGATAGCGCCCATTGCCTACTCCTACTTAGTTGCCAGGAACAAGTCAACTTCTCCAGTAAATGTACCGCTAAACGTAAGCGGTCCAGAGAGCCAACCCATTTCGTAGAATGTCACCTGTGTGTCTACTCCAGACGAAGTGAAGGTATAAACTCTGCCCGCCACATCTGTAATGATGAACGTCTGTCCAGCAGCCGTCATACCAGTCCACGAACCGCCTTTGACTTTCACATTCGCCGCGCCGAAAGGAGTAGTTCCGCCAGTTGTGATCTTCCAGATACGCCCTGAGAAATCATTCGCCATCTCGGTACTCCTTTCTTAGTTGAAGTTGTAGTGACAGTGGAACACAGCACCGTAGAAGATAGCAGAGCCGCCAGCTTGAGTAGTCAGGTTAAGGTTAAACAAGATCTCCGCATCTGCTGATGTAATCATCGCAGGAGTTGTGACCGGAATGTTTGTTACATAAGGCTGTGCCTGTACTGCGGTTGGAAGGCCGTTAGCACCAAGGGCAATCAAGTTTGTAACCGCCGGTGCGGTATTATTTGCAAACACTGTCTTCGTCAGTCCAACAGTGGCAGTCGTAAGAGCCGCACCAGTGACAGCATAGATGACATCTATGCTATCAATCTGCATACCCTTGGGAATCGGTCCACGTTGCATATTCCCAAGCGTTGCCAAGTTAGCAGCAAGAATCGGCGGAATTCCTGGCGGTAGAGCCAGTGGACCGCTGGTATTTGCTACAGTCGTAGGCCCAGCAACTCCTGCGGCTGTACCAAACTGCTCCTGATCATACGAAGACGCATACACACCAGTACGTAGCCAAGGCTCGACATTCGAGAATAACGTAGCAGCAAGTGAAGCTGCTAGCGTCTGGCCAGCAAGCCCGGCACCCTGCGCCGCGTTCACAGCATGTGCTGACGTGTCAATAAAATCGTCAAAGCCTAGGAAAAACTGAAGGTCTGGATAGGACGTGTTTCCTTCAAACCTTCCTTCAGAAATACTCATAACATCTCCTTTTCCAGCGCCTTCGCGCTCTTAAACTAGGAAATCCTCTACTTCTTCGGCAAAGTCTGGATTACGAAGTTTTTCTACCGGAGCAAATTCTTCTTTTCCATCGGTGAGTACCTGTGCTATCTTAATGTCCCTCTCACCAAGCAATCCCGGAGTACCGTTAGAATCTTGGCACCTCGAACAAAGAAGAAGTCCACGTTCCCATTTCATTAGTGCGATCTTAGTTTTACTATCACACCGATCACAGTAATGCCACGGACCTGCAAGATGTGTGTGGCGTAATCCGGTCTGTGCAAAGAAGCTCATTTTGAATCCTCAGAGTAGGTAGGGGGCGGGAGCAGGATCGCGCCCCCCATCTACTATCACAACGATATTCTGTTGTGAATCTTTTACGGCCCCTGTGTGCCCCATACTCCCTGCCACCGCGGGCACCAAGCAGCAACACGCATACGAGTCTTCTGCTTGATAGCATCAGTGTCGAAGTCATCGTCAAAATCCGTTGTAGGAGCTTCACGATTGATCACTTGCAGGGCGTGGTCTGCTTTTTCTGCAACCAAGAACCAAGCAGACGGCGAATTAAGCCAAGGAACTTCGAGATTCTTGTAATCTTCAGGCAACAGAGAATTGATCGTGTTATCCCCTGTGTAAGGCTTGCCCGGAGAACCGAGAATCTCCCGAACCAAGAACCGAAGCTCAGGAGGAGTAATGAGACTTGCCCACTTGAGCCGAATCGGGAAGCCCATGTTATCTACCATGCGACCAGCATGATTGGTAGCAAGCTGTAGACCAGCTACTGAAAAATCCAC